TTTCAGTATTCATATATATAATATAAATAAATATAATAAATATAAAATTCAAATACTTTTTATTCATACTTAATATTAACAGCATGGAACAATTACTTGAAGAAGCAAATCGAAAATTAAATATAACACACAATACACTTATATTTATTTACACTGCACCTAAAGTAGGTTCAACTAGTTTAGTATCTTCATTCAGAATATTTGGTGATAATAATTATGGAATAATTCACATTCACGATGAAGTAATGTTGAAAAAATTAATCAGTACAAATTTAAATATAACTATCAATGATTTAATACAATATAACGCACAATTAGGAAAAAATGTATATGTAATTGATATCTTTCGCAATCCAATTGAACGCAAAATATCGGCATTTTTTGAAAAAATTGGCTCATATCATTTTAATAATCGCGATGAAATTGTGAATTATTATAATATTGATAAAGTCATCAATCGTTTCAATAATATATTTCCTTATTTAGCAATAGGTGACCATTATATTGATAAATATGATATAAATGAACAATTACCGGAAACATTTCCTTATGATCAAAAGTATTTGATTATTGAAAAAAATGGAATAAAATATATAAAATTAAGACTTAAAGACTCAGACGAATGGGAAAGAATATTATCGGGAATTTTTCGTCGTAGAATATGCATCGTTAAAGATTATCAAAGCGAAAATAAAAAAATTTCCGATTTATTTAAACATTTTTTAGAAAAATATAATATTCCAGAAAATTATTTGATTGAATATATAATTCCGTGCAAATATTTAAATTATTATTATTCAGAACAAGAAAAACAAGAATATTTCAATAAATGGAATTTAAAAAAGTGCGACAATAAAATACCATACACATTAGAACAATACAAAGTATATGAAGACATATCATTAGAAAATTGTCATTTTGACAAAATACAATTGCATCATTATATTGATGATGGTTGCAGTTGCCAAGCATGCGTTATAAAAAGAAATAGAGTAAAACAAATCATATTAAATAAAAGATATAATGGCGAAAGAATATTTCACACAGAAGCCAAAACAGAATTAATCGGTCAACGATTGGTTCAAGCAAAAAAAATAATTAAAAATTCAAAAAATATTAAACCAAGTTCAAATAATATCGGTGGAAAATTAAAAATATTTCTTAAGTAAAATTTATTTTATCTAAAAAATTTATTTTATTTAAAAAATTTATTTTATTTAAAAATTTATTTCATTTAAAACATTATATAATATCTAGTAAAACAATAAGATAATATTCCTAAAACTATTGATAATAACCATATTGGCAAAATTGTTTTATTTTTATATCCTACTCCAAAATCTCTTAAACTTCCATCGCTATTATATAAAAATGCGGGTTGCATCAATTGAATAAATCCAAAAATAGTTAAAAATAATATTATTGACACCAGAGGCAAATGTTGGCGAACATATAATTTGATATTCATTAATATTTAATAATAATATAAAATTAAAATATTATTATTTCACCTTGTATTTTTATTTTTTATTTTTTATATTTTCTTGATTTTTATTTTTTATTTTATTTTTTTCTTGATTTTTATTTTTTATTTTTTATTTTTTCTTATATTTTTTTATATTTTTATTCATAATCATCATCGCGTTCATCGCCGTATGGGTCACCATCATAATAATCTTCATCAACATTCATCCTTAATTCTTCTGCATCATTTGCTTCAGCAGTTTCTTCATATTGTTCATCCTCTAATTCAACATCGTCTCCTATTTTTTTCTTAGTTTTATTTTCTAACATTTCAATTTTTTCGTTTCGCACTTTATCCTCGAAAAATTGGTCCTCATCATAAAATCTTAATGCCTTGGATTGTCCTATTCCATACATTCCCAATTTTAACCCTTTCAATGTAGTATCAATATCACGCTCTTCTTGGGTCATATTTGCCAATCTATCTGTTACTAAATTTTTTTCAAATTCACGATTTTTGAAAACACTGTCGAATACACTTTCATAAGATATATTTATAGCATTCTTTAAATCCATCATAAAGTTAATATAAACAACAAATAATTCCGCAACATTTTTTTTATTTAACAATATATCAGTGATTTGGTCGTCGCCTGATTTGTCAACATAGGGAATTTCTACTTCTGATAATATAATATAAGACTTAAAAACACATAATAAATAATATTCGTAAAGAAAGGATGAAATTTCTTCATCAATTTGATGCTTCAATATTTTTGAATTTATATTTATATTTGTCAAAGATGGAGTTAATGTAGATAAATTTATAATATTTTTACAAACATCTCCAACCAAAGATAATAGTGCACCCAACTGCAAATTGTCATAAAATTTATTCAAGTCTGAATAATGTTTTTCATATGAAGTTTTAATCATTTCTTCATGGTGAAAACTCAATTTCCAATATTTATGAGGCACAATTTTATATTTTTTGTTGTTACAAATTGCTTCTGGTAAAGTATTTGATAATAAATTAATAAAATTTGACATATATTTATTATAATTATATAATTTATCATTCGAAATGCTATTCTGAGCTGTTTTGGTGGTTGATATTTCTTTATTAAAATCCCATTTTGAAAATCGAATATTTTCCATAAAAGATTTTATAGAATTAAACATTTTTTTAGAATTAACAACTTTATTGGTTTGAATATATTTAATTATTTCTTGAGATAAACGATCATTTTCTAATTCTAACATATTTTTTATATTTTTCATTTCATTAGTATCATTCTCATACAACTGATAAAAATTCTCTGGATCTGTCAACAATGAATATTCTGTAATTATTTTGCCTGACAATGCATTTAAATTTTTTTTACTTTTTAATTTATTTACCAAATCATTTATTTTGTCAATTGGTGATTTATTTTCGTTGAAACTTAGATTAATTATATTATTTTTAGATACAATTTTATATAATTTTAAAAAATCGTCAATCATATACTCTTTTCCCATTTTTTTCAATTGAAATATTTGCTCTTGTATTGTTCTTCCTTTTCCAACATATTTAGGTTTTTCACCACATATTTCCAACAATTCTTTTGATAATCCACCTAATGTGTTGAATTTACAAAATGTAATAAATCCTGTATATATATTTTCATCACTAAATATATTTGGAATTTCTGGAAAAACAATTTTGGTGTTAATGGAAGATTTATATATCGGGGGTTTACATAAATTATTTATGTGTGTCAAATAATTACTCATAGCAAAAATATTATTATTATAATTTTCAATTAGTGATGATTCATCAATGAAATATTGTAAAGCAGTAACATTATCAGTTATATTATTACAACACGAATTTACCATATGATATGAAGTAGACGATTTCATTATTAATTCTTTTTCATCAATAATTTTTTGTATTTCTTCTTGGATTGCTAACGATTGATATATAATCTTTGAATGAATAACATTAATTTGAATTTCTTGTTTAGAATTTCCATTTAACATATTTTTTTTCAATTCACTAAAAAAATTATCATCAACAGGATTTTTATTATCAGATTTTATATGAAATTTTCTTAGTGGAGGCAAAAAATTAACCCATTTCGCAACACTATATTCATCTGGAATATGTTTGCTTTGTACTGTATTTAAATATTCTATTTTTTTTATAATTTTTTGTTTTATTTCCACATTTGGAAGCAAATATTCATCCAAACTACTGATTACTAACGATATCATTTTATCTTCATCTTTTTCAATAGCTAGCCATGGAACTGTATCGCTTCTATGTTGTTTAATAACGCAAACTATATATTTGATAAATGAATAATCAGTAGAATCACCTAGGGGATAACCTTGAAATGATTTAGTACATCTGGGTGCTATTTTTCTAGTTTTAATGGAAGGAATGGTTATTTGTAAACCAATAGCAAATAATGCCAATGCTAAATACATCACTTTTACACTATAATATAATTCATATGAGGGAATTTTCTTATCTGTTTTTTTACTCATTTTTTCAGTATATTCTTTTCTTGTTAATAATATTCCAGCATTATCACTTGATTTAAAACGTAACAAAGAAGTTCCAATTTTTAATATAAATTCTTTATGTTCTTTTAATTGAACTCCCAATGCACCTTCTAAAACAACAATTACATTATTTAGATTAATTGTATTTTCATCTGCTTTAAAAGATAATGCTATTTGTTTATTTGTTAAATTTTCGACAACAATCTCGTCAGTTCCAACTTCTAGTATGTCGCGACTTTTATTTACAAACCCATCTTTAAATCCCTCGGATATGTCAAAATCTATTTTACAAATAACTTCACCACTATTTTTATCAACCCACGAATCACCGTCATCACTTTGTTTCCCAATTTCTTTTATTAATTTATTCAATACCATCTCATAATTTTGTGGATTTTCAACAAATGTTTTTGCCAATTCATATCTAAAATAAGGAACTAATGGTGTATTTGTTTCAGTGCAATAAAACCACCATTCGGTTTCAGCATTATCTGTTGTAGAAGAAATTCCTCTGCGACAATATTTATCAATAAACATTATTAAATTTTGTTGTTTTTTTGCGTAATCACTTTGACCCAATATCATATCTCTCAATTTAGCGTAAGGTGAAACAATTATAGCTATTTCATCTTTATTTAATAATCTTCCCATCTTGTAAGCTTCATTGTTATATTTTAAAAAATCATTTTTATAATATGTGCTCAATACATTAAATTTATTTTCATTGAAAAGTATTTTATTTTTAATTAATACAGTTAATTCTTCCATTGACAATTCATAATTTTTGTCAAATTGGTCCAATATTCCTTTAAATTGTTTTTCAATTGTATTATCTATGTTAACATCATTTGTTAAACATTTTTGCTCAGTATTTTCATACAAACAATTATAATTTATATTACACAATACATCATCGTTTTTAATAAATGAGGATAAATTTGGGTCATCGATGGGAATCCATTCATTAAAACTCCTCATATAATAAGTCATCGTTTGTATACCATCTTTTGCAACTGATAACATAGCATATTGACCATCTAATACTCTTTTTACTCCGTGTATTAATGTTTCAGCTAAATATAACGCATTTTCATCATTTAATTTATATATTTTTTTTACTTGTGTTGCCAAAAATTGTTCAAATTCTTCTTTTGACATTGAATTTTTTTCTTTGTAAAATTTTTCATCAACTATATCATAATTTGTTGTATCAAATTCTTTATCAAAATAAATATATTCTACGCCATTGTCAGCAATTAATTTCTCATATGAATAATATTTTTTTGCAATTACATAAGTTTCACAGCTATTTTTCGCCCTGTCTGTTTCAATAATTTGTTTTAATAATTCTTTTTCTTCTTCAAATAATTTATTTAATTTATTAGAAAACATTAATTTTAAATTTGTGTAAGCAATTAAAGAACTAAATAAATTTCCATAATCTTTCGAAATAATTTTAGTAATAAATTCTGACGATGATATATTATTATCAGATAATTGATACATTTCAATAATTTTAGACTTCATATCTTCATTGAAAAACCCAATCTTAATTTCAGGTTCTTTATCTAGTTCTTCAATCTCTGTTGGCTTTTCCCAAACAGCTTCACCTGTGACATTGTGTTGCCAGTAAGGGCGATTATATTTAGCACTCATTCTCTCAACCCATGGGGTTTGTCTCATTGGTTTTTTAATGTCTTCCGGTTGCAAATCATTCAGTAAATTATATAAATTTGTTTTAAATGTGTAATCAGATGAATTTTTATTTATCATATTAAATATTTCTTCATACTTGGCAAATAAATCATTGTATTCACGAATTTTATTTCTTACAAATTCAGAAATATTTTTATATTGTGTAAATGTTAAATTGTTTGAATAAATCATAAATGGTTCCAAATATAATATCGCATTTTGTGGAGATAAAGACCCTTTTATATATTTATTTATCAATCTAAAAAGAATTGATGTTGAAGGAACAATTAATTTTATAAATTGATGGAAAATTGTCATATTTGATATTTCAGCATTTCGGTCAAAAGAACTCAAATTTAAAGTAAATTTTTTAATTTCATCATTTAAATAATCATCACTGCTAGATATCATATCAGGAACATTTTCCAAATCATTTATCATTATATTTCTTATAGGTGTTACCTTGTTGATAAGTTGGAAATAATTTACAAATAAATGACTTAAATTAGACTTTGTAAGCAAGTTAGAATTTGGTAAATTAATTTGAGAAAATCTGACAACTGGTTCTGGAAATGTAAAAATAGAATTTACATGTATAGTTTCATTAGGTGTCATTTTTTGTTTTTTTCCAACCATTCTTCCACCTTTTGATAATCCAGGAGTAACAAACCAATCCAATCCTGTGATATATTGTTGCATAATACCCCGTTTGGTTGTCTCTTCTTTAAATTCACCATTCCTATAAAATACGCGAGAATTAACGTCAGACAATGTATTATCAACTGCATTAACATTATCTGAAATTTCATTACTTATTATTAATCCCTCTGGTTTAGAAAATACGCTAGGATATTCATCTGGTCTAATGGGTGTAAATGGCATTGTAAGCAAATCAATTGAATTATATAAATTATAATAATTATTTTGTTCAGAACCATTTTCGCCTTTGGAATATTGTTTAAATGCACGATATATGTTTGGTAAATTTCCGTAAAATTCAATATCACCGTGTAAAATGCGATCATTTATAACACCGTATTTAATCCAATATAATTTATTGCCAAATTTTGATAAATAATCTGCCAATGGAATATCTGAGGCACTGTGTTCTATTGCACCTTCAACATTTCCATATTTGTCGAATACAGATGATATTTGCCGAAGTTCTACAAATCGTTTGACAATTTTATTAAATTCATTAATTATTGTAGAATTGCGTTTGTTATTTGGAATAGTCGATACCAAATCTTCAAAAAAATCATTCGTTTGTTCTTCAATATTATATCGTCGCATTGTATCATCAATATTAATAATTTCTTCAATTTGCACAATATCACCGATGACAAAATCATTATCATTTAAAACAATGTTATTGCTCTTTGGTTTATTTTTTATTATGCTCTTATCAGAAATTACATCTTTATATTTATCTTTATCTTTATCCGCTACTGATTTTATTTCTTCCATGGACACTGGCTTTTCGCGAATTTCAAATGATAGGGGTGATAAATTTTCTGGAATTCCCTGATAATTAAAATTAATATACAACACATCTTTTCCGACAGTCTTTATTTCAATCATATCATTTTCTAAATTTGTAATTTGACCAGTTATTATAGTGGGAATATCTCCACCGAATAAAATATCAATCCAGGTATTTGGTAATAATCCATTTTGTCTAGCATATCCTTTATTTGGATTCGAACTGATAATAGAAATTGAAATTATATTTTCGTCTGCAATTGTTCCATCATCATTGATTGATATAATTTGGGTTGAAAAATTATCCACATTAATTATTCTAATTTTGGTTTTATCAATATAATCTATATAAAATATTTTTTTATCCAAAATATAATCTTCAGGGGATCGTATCACAATAATATCTCCTAATTGCAATGTTATTGAACTATTTTCTTGTTCTCCAATGTTTTTTTCAACTTCTTTTTCAACATCATCTTCTTTTTCAACATCTTCTTGGTCTTCATCATTTTCTTGGTCTTCATCATCTTCTTGGTCTTCATCATCTTCTTCAACATTTTCTTCATCATCTTCTTTTTCAACATCTTCTTGTCCTTCAAGAATTGTCTTTTCTTTAGGTTTCAAATCTTCAGACATTCTTATATTTATTATAGAAATTTAAAAATAAATACGTTTTTAAATTTAAATTTGCTAATAAATTAATTAACTAATAAATTAATTTAAATATATTTTATATAATTATTTAATTATAAAATGAGTTCTAATTCAATTAATTCTACTTCAATGAATACTACTTCAATGAATTCTACTTCAATGAATTCTACTTCAATGAATTCTACTTCAATTAGTTATACTTTGGATTATCATTTTGAACCTGAATATTTAAAAGATACATGCAATGTTCATAATTTTTCTAAAGAAAATGAAGACAAATATTTGGTAAGTTATAATAAAAGTAAAACCAATATTAAGGAAAATGTTGATACAGTAGGATTGCATCGCTCATTAATTTTTTTAAATAATCGCTTGGTTTGTTTTTCTCCTCCTAAATCATTATCATTTGAACATTTTCGTTATAAACATCATAATATTGATACTAATGAATTATTAATTGAAGAATTTGTTGAAGGAACAATGATTAATACATTTTATAATAACATTTCAAAAAGTTGGGAAATTGCAACAAAAAATAATATTGGAGCCACAAACATTTTTTATAAGGGTTCTATGTATTCATTTAGTGATTTGTTTTATAACACTTGCGAATGCCTTGGGTTATATTTAGAAACAGCTTTGAATAAAAATTATTGTTATAGTTTTGTGATGAAACATCCATATAATCCATTGGTTCAATATGTTACTCATCCGCAACTATATTTAATTGAAGTTTATGAAATTGAACACGTTTCTGAATCAAATATACAAATCCACGTAAGAGATAGAAATAAAATTGCAGAACAATTATCAATTAATTGGGATATTAAGATTCCAAGACAATTTAATTTTAAATCTTACGAAGATATGATTTTTCCAAAATTATTAATATATGAGGATCCTTATTATATTAGAAAATGTATTTCAATGGGATATATAATTAAAAACAAAATTACAAATGAAAGAACTAAATTGAGAAATGAAGAGTATCAATATTTGCATAGATTGAGAGGAAATCAATATGATTTTTTCTATCAATATTTATTGTTAAGAAAATCAGGACAGGTAAAAGATTTTTTAAATTATTTTCCTGAAAACAATGAACTTCTCAATTATTATCGTGATACATTTCATAATTTTACATTGTCTATTTATTCATTTTATTGTTTAGTTCATATTGAAAAAAGAATGGCATTTCACGAAATTCCTAGTGTTTATAAAAATTATGTGTATAAACTTCACGGGTTATATATTTCCAAAAAAAATGATGACCCATCGTTTAAAATTACAAAAAAATATGTAATTGATTATGTAAACAAATTGCCGACATCTTTATTATATACTTCTTACAACAAACATTTGAATTACATCAACAATTCTTTTGCATAAAATATAAATAAAATAAAATATAAACAATAAATGAATATAAATAAAATATAAAACATTATTTAATTTTTTTGTTTAATTAAAAAAAATTAAAATACTTTTATTTTTATTTTTGTTTTTGTTTAAAATATTTAGTATCAATTATTTATTGTGTATTTATT